CGCCATCACCGAGAATTCTTTTAGCCATTATTTGGGCTTTGTGAACATCAAGTTTAGGTTTAGCACCTTCACTTATATTATAACTCATATCATTTGTCCTCACATTATTATTTCTTAGATATGAACCCTCATATCTTGTTGCTTCTTCTTTTGTTTCAAACCACTCAATTACTTCATACTTCCAATTAATATTTGAGTTTGAAAAATCTTCTCTAAGTTCAGGACTTGAACTTGTTTGCCAATATCCATCCCAAACTTCTCCCTTATGATATCCAAAATACCATTTATCATTTGTAAGATTTGTCCACTTGTAGCAAAAGTATTTAAATCCAGAAGGATTATCTTTTATTTCTTTTTCTAATATTCTATCTGTCATTTTCATTTATCTTCCAATATCCTTTAAGTATTTTTCTTTCGCTTGTTCCCAAGTGATGTTAATCATACCTGAATAAAATAACATCTCTGGTTTAATTTTATTTTGTTCTAATAGTTTCTCATATCGTTTGATTGCTTTACGCTTCCACCAACTATCAATATACTCAATATCTCTATCGAACATATTTCTAATTTGTAATTCATCTTCTTTGATTTCACTTCTTAGAAATTCTTTTCCATTTTGATATATATTTGAAAAGTAACAACCTCGTTTGAATCCGTGTTCATACTTTGCTCTCTTAATATCTAATTCTTTATATATCAATTGAATAATCTTTTGTTTAATACCTGTTACGGGTTGGTTTGTTTTACCCGTTGTAACTCTTAGATAATCTTCTGTTCGGTGTTCTTTCAACCATTGGTGCCAAGAATCATAAAATGAATCATCTGGTTTTAAACTAATCTTACCTTTGGTTTCTCCGAGTGTTTTCCATTGTGGTATTCCATTATACATTGAATGGATACCATACAACGCTGTTGTTGATATACCGACTAATGTTTGTCCATATAGTTTCTTCCAAGTATCACGAACAACTTTTGATGTAACCATTTGTGCTACTAACTTACCACCCAACATATTATAACCGAGTGGTTGCACACAACATATCGTAGTTCCGATAGCTGTATGATTTAGTTTTCCGTCTTGAAATTTATTTTCTTTTGTCCAACCAATTAAACTATCTCTTACACCTAAAGCTGTAACATCACTACCTAAACAAATTAATCCTAATACTTTACCTGTTGTTTCGTCTTTAACATAAAATTTTACATTACGACCTGGATTTGCTGTGAATTCCATTGAGTGAATAAGTCTTCTCGTGATAATCCAATCTTCATTTGCTTTTGCATTTCCGTGTTCTACTGGTTCTACAATTGGTTTGATTGAATTGATTTCTGAAATAGTTTGTTCTTTATTATAAATGTCTGTTGGTTGCCAGATAGTTCTTTCTAATCTATCAATAACATCTGCTCTATCCATAAAGAATTGTGGGTCTTTATTAAACTCTTCCCACTTCTTCCATAATGTATTTTCTTGAACTGACATTTCTTTTAGAAAGTCCATATTATCTATGAACGATTTCTTTTCTGCTTCGTAATTAAACTCTGCTTCCCCAAAGAAGTTTTCAAAACTCATCTATATAACCTTTTTATTCATAATTTTTATATTACTCTAATATACAACATTAATTGTCGCAAGTCAAGCTTTTTATTTTTTATCCGTAACATATGTAAAATCTGCTTCCATACTTGTTTTTAATATTTTAGCATTCTCAAATTTATATGGTTTAGTTCCTGGTGATTCCAAGATATCAATACGATTTACAAATCGTTTATTCATTGTATCTTTAACTTGATATACCCCATCTTTTCCGTCTGTTCCTGTTAGAACAATAAAATCTCCATAGTCTAACCAACCACCCCATCTTTTTAAAAGATTTCTACTAACTGCTACAAATTTATATTCTGATGCTTGGTGTATTTTTATTCGTGTTCCATCGGCTAAAATATCTGGTGTTGAATCTGTTTGGCCTCGTGTCGGGTGATACATAGTTACCGTAACATCTAAACCTGATAACTTTATCTCCGTGTACTTATCTTTTAATAACTTGTTTTCATCTTGCAATTCTTGTATCGTGTCTGTGTAGATATCTTTGTATTTCTCAAATTGACAAACCCAAATGTATCCATTAAACATTGTAAAAAATGTTAAGAATATAATAAAATATTTTTTCATAGTTTCCACTCCTTTTATAGTAATAACTATTTAGTTCCTACTTTTTTCTGTACGAAATCTACCATCTGTTCTGCAACATTTATCTTGGTATACTTTTCCATACCTTTAAATCCTGGTGCTGAATTAACTTCACAAATTACATAACTTCCATTATTAAATAACAAGTCAACACCTGCTATATCTAAATTTAGTAATCTTGCACACTCACCACCAATCCATTCAATATCATCATCTATCTGATAAGGTATTGCTTCTCCACCTCTTGTGATGTTCGCTCTAAAATCTCCGTCAATAGATTGTCGCATCATACAACCGACAACTTTACCATTGACAACAAGCACTCTCAAATCTTTACCAAAAGAGTCTTGTATAAATTCTTGTAATATAATATTATAACTTGGTTTTGTTATCTCTGCCATCTTCATCAATTGTCTGAATTGTTTTCTATCCTCAACTAAGAATACCCCCGCTCCATATGAACCACTTAATGTTTTTACTACCATAGGATAACTTAAATTCTTTTCTACCAAAGTAATATCAATTGGATGCTTTACCAACATAGTCTTTGGAACTGGTAGATTTGATTCTCCTAATATCTGTTGTGAATACAATTTGTCTTTAACTGCGTCAATAGCTTCACTTCCATTAATCATCACTACACCTAATCGTTCCATATGTCTGATAATAGCTTTAATAAAGTATGTCGTTCCACTACCTGTTCTCGGTAATACGAAATCAGGTAATTTTCTTGGCTCACCACTAACGATAATAGATTTTCTATCATCTCTATCAACGAATATATCCACATCTTGTGGATTAACTACACGAATCGTGATTCCTTGTTTCTCAAATTCCTCTACGAGTCTTTTGACTTCGTGGTTCTCACCTGATAACGTCTTCTGGATTATCCAGCCGTTCAATCCATTTCCTCTTCGTGATATTGGTCAAATGGATTTTCATATTCTAATTCCATTTCAATAGTGTTTAATAATTCTTGAACTATATTCCAATCTTCTGCTTCTATCGCTTCTTCTAATTTCTCTAATACATCTTTTAATGTTATTCCACTCATAAATATACTCTCTCCTTTGTTGCTACTTGTTGTTGATACCAATCTAAATTCTCATCTCTCCATACATATGGATTTTCTGAATTTTCAGACCATTTATTTCATAAATCCTTGTATTGCTAATTCTTTGTGTTTTGCCTCTACCATAATATCTACATTGTTACCATATGTATCTGGCAATTGATTAATTAAATCTGAATGTGCTTGTGGTCTAATTGACTCATCTAACTGATGTTCTGCTTTTGATTCTGAATAATGAACCACCGGAACAATGCCATCAGGCCAAGTAGACATAGCTAATTCTAATGCTTGTTGTTCTGTTTGTCCACCTGTATTGAACTTGTAATGATGATAATCAAATGTAATTGGGATACCTATTCTTTTATGTATGCCCTCATATAAATCTTTTACTGAATACATAGATGCTTTGTCGTCATTTTCCACTACAAGTCTTGACTTGACTGAATCGGGTAGTCGTTCAAAGTTTTTACAAAACCTATCCATAGCAGATTGTTTATCTCCGTAAACACCATTACAATGTATATTGATTTTGTTGTAGTGTGTTCTACTCAAACCCATAAAGTCAAATATATCTCCGTGCATAATTAAATCTTTAAATGTATTCGCAACTACATTTTCATTTGGTGAAACCAAAACATTGAATGGTCCTGGATGAGATGTAACACGAACTCCGTGTGTATTAGCCATTGTTCCTGCTGAATGTAACCATTGCTTAATCTCTTTAATATCTTTTAAGTCGTTCCA